ATTTACTATATATATGTAATATAATTTTACTCTATTATTTTATTTCTTATTTCTATTTCAAATAAAATAAATATATAATTAAAAATAGTTTTTATAATCAAAAACATTGTGAATCATGTATTTACACCTTTTTCTTATTTATCTGTGACATAAGTATCATTTCTTACAAAATTCAAATACTTTATACATCTATGTACTGTCAGTTCAACATCATTGTACTTTACCACTTCTCCTATTCGTTGAACCGAGTAGTGTTCCAATTCTGTATATGTTGTGTTATTTTCATCATGAGTTGCATCAGCCTCTCTTAAATTATGACAAAATAAAGTAATTCGAAAATTGGTTTTATTTGGTTGAAAATTCATAACTTCTTCTAAATAATCTCCCAATTCATTAATGTTGTAAAATTTTGAGTTAAATATTGTCTGCGGATTTATTTGTTGTTTTCCAAAAACGCTGAAACTGTAACCATTGTGTCCAATAAAAAATGACCAGTTATTATATTCTTCAACGTGTAAAATAAGTCGCGGCATAATGTTGATTTTGTTGGTGTTGGTACTTGTAATGAATAAGCAGAGATCATTTAATATGTTTTATTAAATAATATTAAAAAACATGATACCACAGTTATTTGAGAAAGGGTAAACATGGAATTTTTGTAACAAAATTATCTTTTTCTAAAATGCGTGTGCTAAGATTGTTTTGAAATGGAAAACACACATTTTCTTGAGGATTGAGCTGAGGATAGTACCAGTTGGTTTGTTCCAAGTCGCGATATGTCCATGCGGGATGAGTAACGCGCGACTGTTCAACAAACGATGGCTGAGCAGACGGATATGAGATTGGGCTACTGTAAACAGCTCGTTTTAAATAATTGTTTTCAAGACAGTCTCTTGAGAGAGGTTGATTTAATCCCATCAAATTACTTTCTAAATTAATTGTGTTTGTTCTTAAATTCGCGCCCCATCCCTGAATTCGAATATACGGATCTTCAATATAATAAGGCTTATCCCCGTTACCCGGCATGTTCAACATGTATCGTCCGGGGTCTGTCGATTCCTGCAACTGTTTGTGTATCCTACAAGGGTCATCGTGAAAACGAGTAAACGACATTCAATAACTTTGAAGTATTTGAAATATACTATTATTTATATTTATTTATATTATTATATTATTAATTATTATTATTAATTATTATTATTGTTATTATGAATATCATTAAATAAAAATTTTTGAATATATTATATTTGAACACATATTAAATACATAATTAAAATATACTTATAAGATGAACCACGAACGTGAGCAAAGAAACATACAAGTTAGAATAAATTCAGTTTGGGTGCCAGTTTCGCATGAAACCGAGGTTCAACTTCAGATGCAAAATTTGAAAATGGCGTACATCCAGTATAAAAATAAACCGACATATCATGCAGAGTTGCCACACTGTAATGAAGATGGTATAAAAATATATAGAGATGATAATAATCATTATAATCCGACGTATGCTTTGAACACTCGACAGCAATATGGAGGCGTTCCGGTTCCGGTTCCGGTTCCGATTATAGATTTGAACGATGTAAAGATATTTTTAACAGACCTTCCAAATGCAAACTGGGTAAAAGCAAGGGACTATCAAGCCTGGGCGTATCGTGACTTTGTGTATGATTCAAATCGTGCTCCAGTAAAATATTATGCTTCACAGCATTCGTCTCATTTATTTTTTCAAACAAGCAACTATAGACAGGTTGTCACGATAGATGTGGATGGGCTACCTCCAAATATTGTATTTAAAATTTCAAGAAATGAAAATGGAAGTGTGTATTATGAAAAGAATGATCACAGAGCTACGCGAATCAGAATTTGTGATAGTGAGTCTGCCCGGTCTGGATATTTGGGATTTTATCGGAGAATGACGGACATTGGTGATTTTATTGTGTCGACGCCGGCACCGGCACAAGTAGTATCATCTAACAACGACCCGTATGGACCAAATTATCAAGACTTTGCATCATTTTTGCATCAGCCACGTCCACAAGTCAACGCCAAGTTACCAGTTCCGCCTGGTGTTCGAAACATTGAAACAAACAATGAAGAAGAACAATGCATATTATGTTTTAAACACAAGGCAAACTTGAAAATTAATCCGTGCGGGCATAAAATAATATGTCCCGAATGTTACATAAAGTTGGAAAAAGCGGAATGTCCGATGTGCAGAGGACCAATTCAGTCGTTGACATGTAACGACACGTAATGAACAATAATATCTATCACATGCGACAAATAAATATTTATAATTATAAACTATAAAAAATAATATAAATACTGTAACTTATTATTTCATATGATTTGATATGAAATATCCATTTATTATTTTTTATAGATTCGATAAGTATGTCCATATAGATAATTATTTTTTTGAAAATAGTGAACGTTTAAACTGTAGCATTTTTATAACAGGAACAAATAAAACGTTAAATAAATTGTATGACTCAAATTATCATTTATTAGTTACATATGGCGACACCTTTGATGAATACTATGAAAAAGTAACTGAAATAATACCGAAAAGAATGTTAGTTAGACACTTACACGTTGAAACAAATAAAATAACTAATATTGAAGAATTCAATAGAACAGTAAATTTATTTTATGTTTACATATCTTCAATTGATAGAGAACTTGTTAGACCTGTATTTTCATTGTTTACACCATCATTCAATTCTTTTGAAAAAATATTAAGAGTGTATTCTAGTTTAAAAAATCAAACTCTTAAACACTGGGAGTGGATAATTATCGACGATTCTGTAGGTGATGACAATTTTGAGTTTTTAAAGAAAAATTTTTCAGATGATAGTAGGATAAGAATTTTCAAAAGATTTAAAAATAATGGCAGTATTGGTAACATAAAAAATGAAACAATCGGATTATGTCGCGGAAAGTATTTATTAGAGATGGATCATGACGATGAACTATTACCATGGGTTCTAGAAGACTCTGCCAAATTATTTGAAAGTGATAATGAAATAGGTTTCATTTATACAGATTGTTCTTTTGCAAATGAAGATGGAAGTACTCATTTTTATGGGGATTTTCTTTGTAAAGGGTATGGTTCTTATTATTCACAAAAACATAACAACAAATGGGTACTAGTGTATAATACTCCAAACATTAACAATATTACACTTAGTCACCTAGTTTGTTGCCCAAATCATCCAAGAATTTGGAGACGTGATGTTTTATTAAAATTAGGAAGTTATTGTGAATACTTACCGGTGTGTGATGATTATGAAATTTTACTGAGAACATGTATTGAAACAAAGACGGCAAAAATTCATAAGTTAGGGTATATTCAATATATGAACAACAATAATAATAATTTTTCTTTAATCAGAAATTCTGAAATAAATAGAATTGGACCAGACTATATTAGCCCATTTTATTATGAAAAATTTGGCATTCATCAAAAAATGAAAGATATAGATGCATATGAGGATGAAAAATATATAGAAAATTGTTCAAAAATTTATGAAAGAGATATCAACAACTATGAACACAAATATTGTAATAAAGTAATAAATTTCGACTATGATAATCAATATTGCATCATTGGCATTGACAGTTTAGTTCATCATATGGAGACAATAAAAGAGTTGTATAAAAATGTAAGAAATGACTTTTTAGTTTTAGAAAGTAAAAGTTCACTAGGTTATGTACAGCAAAAACTTGACCTTTATGGTTTTGAACGAATGAAGTGTTATTCGCTCATAGGTTCATCAAAACAATCATTGATTAATTATTTTATGTTAATGTATAAATCTGTACAAAACTATGAAATCGTCGATGTTGACATATATTTTACAGATTTCAATTCAAAATACAATAATCGTTTTGAAATTATAAATAGTTTAACTAATAAAAATTCATCATATTTGGAAATAGGAGTAGAAAATGGATTTACGTTTAATAATGTTCATTTTGCAAATAAATTAGGCGTTGATCCTGACCCAAAAATGAATTTTAATTTAGATAAAATTATCAAATCTACGTCTGATGAATACTTTGAAAATAATAAAATAATATTTGACGTTATATTTATTGATGGTATGCATCAAGTGGAATATATATTAAATGATATCAATAACTCAATCAAGTATTTACATGATAATGGTCTTTTATTTATAGATGATATACTGCCTTTCAATTATA